GATGGCGAACATGGCTCTTCAAATGGCGCAGCAGTCTCCCCCCGGTATGTTTAATTTGGAAGCACTTAACAGAACTATTCTTAATGCGGCCAACATGCCAAATGTGGAGGAGATACTTCCTCCCAAGATTCAACCAAAACCAATGGACCCGGTATCGGATATTATGGCAGCTACCAAGGGAGTTCCCGTGGCGGCTTTTCCCGGACAGAATCATGATGCCCACATTCAGGTAAAGATGTTATATCTACAAGATCCTGTAAATGGAGCTAATCCGATTATGGAACGTATTCGTCCTATTTTGGAAGCTAATATTCAAGAACATTCTATTATGAAATATCAAGAGCAGATAAGTGGTATTACCGAAGAATCTCTTAAGAGAGTACCTGAACAGGCTAACAATCCTGCTGTTATAGAGATGGCAATGGCTGAAGCTGCTCAACAGATAATGAATGCAAATCAAGCTATGGGCCAAGCACAGTCTCCTGAACAGCAACTTCTAGCTATTGAACAGGCCAAAGTTGAATTGGAGAAACAGAAGTTACAAGCTGACACGGCCACTAATGTTGCTGAACTTGAGATTAAGAATAAGAAGCTTGAGCTTGAAGAGAACGAGCAGATTATTGGAATGTTGAAAGCAGGATCTACGGATAACTTTAAACGTGAGAAATCCGAAGCAGATCGGGAAAGTAAAGAGAAAATAAAAAATATGGAGCTTGTGACAAAAACTGCTCTGGAAGAATTTAAAGTAAATAAAGAAGATGAACGAGAAGCCACCAGAGCAATGAAAGAGATGCTCATGGCAAACATGAAAGAGAATAAGGAACTTGACACAAAGGGTCTAGATGCTCTTGTCAAGATGGCCATAGCACAACAAAAGGAGATAGCCAATGATGACTAAAGGTAAGGGTTACCCGGAACACGTACTAAGTAAAAGTAAAACTTATGGAGATGCCTATAATAAAGATATTGTAGGACTGCGTAGTGAACGTGCTGTTCTGAATGAATGGCCCGCTGATTCGTGGGAAATGCCAGAGCCGATAAAAAAAGTAAATAAGAATACTCTTTTTGATTAATGGATATCTGGGATGAAGTAGTTATTGAGTTTAATGACGAAATAAATAAACTTAAAACTACATTAGGTAATGGATCAGCGGAAGACTATTCCCACTATCGACAGCTTGTTGGTGCAATATCTGGCATAGAATGGGCCAGAAATAATTTAACAAGTATTATTAAAAAACGTATATATCAGGAGGATGAGGAATAAGATGCGACAAGTTAGCACTGGTGCGGCTTTGAAAAATGATCTTTGGATCACAGATCTGGAAGAAGTTCCCGATCCAAGTCCGCTACCTGCGTTACCGGGATTTCATGTTCTGGTGCGACCGGTATCAGTAAAAAGTATTACCAAGGGTGGTATCTTTATACCGGATTCAATTAAAGATGATATGTCATATCTGACTACTGTTGGTCAGGTTCTTCAACTTGGAGACTTGGCATATCTTGATAAGGATAAGTTTCCCGGAGGTGCTTGGTGTACTGTGGGAGATTATGTTTGCTACGGTAAACATGCGGGAACTAAACTCTTCTATAAGGGAGTTCGCCTTATTCTTTTGTTTGATGATCAAATTGTAATGAGGGTGGAAGATCCGAAAGATCTTGATCCTACTTTTAATTTGGGAAAGGGGTCGGGTTAATTTGGGAAACCTAACTTAGTGTGATATAATATTGTAAGATATATTTTTGTCTTAACGTAAATCGTTTGTCTCGTTAGCAACGGAGAATAAAATGGATAACGAAAAAGAAGAGTGGAGTGATGTAGAAATTTCTGATTCCAAGGAGGAGTCGGTTGAGTATGAAGTGGAAGATTCTGAGGATTCTTCCGAGAAAGAGGAAGTTAAGCCTGAAGAAGTAAAGGACAGTCCTGAGGAAATTCCTCAAGAGCTGGAAGGTATTGAAACTAAAGGCGCTCAAAAAAGAATAAGACAGCTTATTAAACAGAGAAAGGATAGAGATAATCAAATCCAGACTTTGTTGGCACAAAACGAGCAATTGACTTCTCATGTTCAGAATAAGGATACGGAGCTATTTAATGCCAATAAGTTAAGCTTGGACACTTCCGAGAAGCAGCTTACAGATAAGGTAGAATTAGCCCGACAGGTTTATCTGGAAGCATTTGATGATGGCGATAAGGAAGCACTTTTAAAAGCTCAAGAAACCTTGAATGACGCACAGGCAGATTTAAAAATGATTAATTTTGCCAAAGTAGATTATCAAGAAGATGTGAAACAACCACAACCAATTACATCGCCAACTGAAACACAGGTAACACAAGATCCCAAGGCTATTGAATGGGCAGAACAAAATGAGTGGTTTGGGAAAGATACAATTAGAACCGCTGCGGCTCTAGCAATCGATGCAGAGCTAAAGGGAGAAGGATATGATCCTAATGATAAAGAATACTACGAGGAAATTAATGGCCGTATGCAAGAGGCTTTTCCTCAAAAGTATGAACGTGTGCAGGAAAATACGTCACAACCTGCTCAAGTGGTTTCGGGGGCTTCACGCTTGTCTCCGACCTCAGGAAAAAAAGTCAAACTCTCCAAAGAAGATGTGAGATTGGCACAGAAATGGGGAATACCACTTGAACAATATGCTGCCGAAAAGCTTAAAGTTAGTCAAGCTGACGGCGAATATACTAATATTAATTAAGCGTGGAGGAAAGAAACATGACCACACGAAATGAATCACGTAGTAATACATTGCGGGAAGATAATACAAGGGAAGAAGAATGGACCTTTGAAGAGCCAAGTGCCCTGACTATTCCAGATACTGTGCAAGCACGATTTGGAAATGAGGGTATGGCGCTCCGTTGGATACGTATCTCTATTAAAGGTCAAGAAGACGCTCAAAATGTAGGTAAGAAACTACAGATGGGGTGGGTATTCGTTACTCCTGATGAAGTTCCCGAAATGGCTCTTACATCCTTCGTGAGGGATGAAGGCAGGTATCAAGGTGCCGTTTGTCGTGGAGATGTAGCCTTGGTTAAAATGCCAGCCGGTAAAGTGGCGGCTCGACGGAAATTTTACGAGAATAAAGCTAACGATCAGATGGATGCAGTAAATGCACAATTGATGAAGAACTCTGATTCTCGTATGCCAATTTCCAATACCAGTCGCTCTGTAACAACAAGAGGGCGAGTTCCTACTTTTCAGGACTAACTCTCATAATATAAGGAGATGAGACATGTCTACTACTAAAGCATTTCGTGGTTTCATTCCTGCTCGTATGAAAGGTGGCGGCTACAATAATGAGGCCGTTACTGACATGATCACGCTTACCTCAACGGGTATGACGGGATCGCCAACTAATAGCATTTTCACGGGTGATCCGGTAGTGATGCCGGGGGCAAACTTTGCCACTATTTCGCCTTACATTGCGGCTACTCTGAAATCCTCTGGTGTTTTCATGGGTTGTCAATATGTGGAAAATGGAGAACAGAAGTTCTCTCGTTATTGGAACGGCGGAACGAGTGCCACGGATATCAAGTTCTTCGTGATCACTAATCCTGATCAAGCTTATTACATTCAAGCTTCTTTATCTTTATCAGCCGCTGAGTTGTTAATTGTAAAGAACTATAATGTAACTGTTAGCTCAACTGCAAGTTCTGGCAGTACTGTCACAGGTCAGTCAAGTTACTATCTGGACGGTGCTTCTGGTACTGAAGCAACAGCGGCTGTACGTGTTATTGGTAAAGCTAAGTATCCTGATGAAAAGGATTCGGACGCTTATCCGATTGTCGAATGCTGGATTAATCAGCATCGTGACAGGTACGTTACAGCTACGGCCTCAACGGCTTAATAGGGAGGATTTATTATGGCTATTAATAGAGCTAGTATTAACAAAGAACTTCTTCCCGGACTTAATGCCGTTTTTGGCTTGGAGTACGGAGAAGTAAATAATGAGCATCAAGCTCTTTATGAAATAGAGAATTCAGATCGGGCGTTTGAGGAAGAAGTCCTCTTCACCGGATTTGGAACCGCTCCTACTAAGGGAGAGGGTGCTTCTGTTTCTTACGATGATGCACAGGAAAGCTATACGGCCCGGTATACTGCCGAGACTGTAGCGTTGGCCTTTGCAATCACTGAAGAAGCAATGGAAGATAATCTGTATGATACGTTTGCAAAACTTCGTGCCAAAGGTTTGGCCCGAGCGATGGCAAATACCAAACAGGTTAAAGGTGCGAATATTTTCAATAATGGTTTCTCTGATACCATTGGCGATGGCGTAGCTTTCTTCTCAGACTCTCACCCCACGGTGGCAGACGGGCTTCAGGACAATCTTTTGAATGCTTCTGATCTCTCTGAATCAACCTTGGAGACGGCCCTTATTGCTATTCAGAAAACCAAAGATGATCGTGGTATTCTGATTGGTGCGAGTGCAGTGTCTCTGCATATCCCAGTTGACTACTGGGCGGTAGCTGACCGTGTTCTGAGCAGCCCCGGCAATACTCAAGCCAGTGCTGGATCAGGTACTACAAATGGTGGCTTCAATACGAATGCTATCAATGCTACTCGCCATATGGGTATGGTTCCTGATGGCTATCACATCAATCGTCGGTTTACCGATACTGATGCGTGGTTTGTCAAGACTGATGTACCGAACGGCACCAAGATGTTTGTCCGTTCGCCGCTTCAGACTAAGATGGAGCCAGACTTTGATACCGGCAATCTCCGGTTCAAGGCACGGGAGCGTTACAGCTTTGGTGTTTCGGACTGGCGTGGCTGGTACGGTAGTGCTGGTTAGTAACTGTAATAGAGGGGGTGGTGTAAGCCACTCTCTCTTTACTACTGATAAGGAGATATGATGGCTACAAATATCAAAGTTGCTATAGCCACTGGTGACGCAGTACTTAAATATGTGGATACAGATACCACAGTTGGCAGCAATGGCGGGGGCAATAGTCCCACCCCAACTGTTACTCGTATTCTTGCTATTCATGCCTTGGCGACTGCTGCTGGTCTTTATACTATCAAAGGACAGCGACAGATCACAAATAAGACAGCCGAGGGACAGGCCATACAGTTTCAGGTAGCAGCTAATGCAGCTTCTGATATCTATATGGGAGAAATTGGTGTTCCTGTATACGGAATCGTAAGCGTTTCCGGTCCTACTGATGGCTGTGTTCTTACTGCATTCATAGGCTAAAAATGCCTAATTATTCGTATCTTAAAACGGATCTGGTCAATACAACGGAAAACGATTCTACGGAGTTTGCTGCACAAGTTTCTGCCTTTGTCAAGAAGACAGAATACCGTATGATCAAGGATCTGGATGACGTAGGTCTGGATGAATATTCAGCGATTACTCTGACGGCAGGACAATGTACAGTGTCTTTGCCGAATGATCGTGTTCGTGTTGTTCGTAATGTCAATTACACAACCAGCGCATCCAGTGTTAGAGTAAATCTTCTTCAAAGAACAATAGAATATGCAATAGATTATTGGCCTGTCAGCAGTTCCACAGGTACTCCTAGATATTATTCTATGAAAAATAATACACAGATTTATGTAGTTCCAACACCTGCCTCTACTTTGACAGGTGAGATTCAAACTGAATCTATTCCCCTAGCTTTGGCATCTGCCACTGATACAAGTGTTACTACAAGTAATTACTTCAGTGAGTTTTGTTATAATGCACTATTTGCAGGATGTATGGTCGAGGCTACTATGTATATGAAAGATTGGGCTACTCTTCCGGTATGGCAACAGCAATACCAAAGTTCTATAGACTTACTACGTAATCAGGCCAGACGGACTCGGCAAGACGATATGGAAATTGCTGCTTCTCCTGCTGGTGGACCAGACACAATTATAAGAGGATCAAGTTAATGTCTGATGCAGAAGATCGTAAAGAAGCTAGAGCAGTTTTAAAAAGACTTAAAGATATACCAAAAAATAAACTAACAGTTACTCAACGGGCCAATAAGACAGAAGCTATGGGTATACTAAGTGGTCGTGATACTGAGCAAGAAACATACAGGCCAACAGGCCGTCTAGGTTCGGCAGTAATAAAAGAAAGAATTAAGAAAGTAGCAGAAAAATATCCAGTAAAG